CGAACCAGGGCAATGGCGGACGAACCGGACCCCATACCTCAAGGAAATAATGGACTGCCTTTCGCCGCTTTCTCCCATCGAGAAGGTCGTGTTCATCAAGGGAGCTCAGGTCGGTGGAACTGAGGCTGGGAACAACTGGATCGGATACGTCATTGACTATTCGCCGGGGCCGATGATGTGCGTTCAGCCTACAGTTGTTACCGCGAAACGAAACTCGAAGCAAAGGATCGCTCCGCTAATCGAGGAATGCCCGCGGCTCGCGGCCAAGGTGAAGCAGGCGAGATCAAGAGATTCTGGAAATACAGTCCTAGAAAAAGATTTCCCGGGTGGGCGACTAGTAATGACTGGCGCAAATTCTGCGGTTGGGCTTCGGTCGATGCCGGTCAGATTTCTTTTTCTGGATGAGGTTGACGGATATCCGGGCGATGTCGATGGCGAGGGAGATCCGGTCGCACTCGCAGAGGCAAGGACAAGGACGTTCGCACGCAAGAAAATATTTTTGGTCTCGACGCCCACGTTCGAGGGGCGAAGCAAAATTAAAGCTGCATACGACGAAAGCGATCAACGAAAATACTATCTTCCTTGTCCCCATTGTGGCGGATTTCAAGACCTGAAGTGGTCTCAAGTGAAATGGCCGGCAGGCAAACCATTTGAAGCGGCTTATATCTGCGAACATTGCCAAAAGCCAATCGAGGAATACCACAAGACCAAGATGCTGGCCGCCGGCGAATGGCGTGCGCAAAAGCCCGGAGTCGGTGGCGGCAAAATCGCCGGGTTTCATCTCAACTCGCTTTATAGCCCCCTTGGCTGGTACTCCTGGGGTCAGGCGGCAGACGATTGGGAAAAGGCAAAGGGCAAGCCGGACAAACTTCGCGGACTCATCAACACAGTGCTAGGAGAGACGTGGAAGGAAAAGGGCGAGGCGCCGGAGTCGAAGCGACTTTATGAGCGTCGAGAGAGATATCCGCTCAACAAAGTACCCGCAGGCGGCCTATTCCTGACTGCCGGGGTAGACGTTCAAAAAGATCGTCTCGAGCTCGAAATAGTTGCATGGGGCCGAGACAAGCAGAGCTGGTCCATCGATTACCGGGTAATTTCTGGAGAGACATCCTCGGAAGTCCCCTGGAAGGAACTCAACAAAGTGCTCATGCAGGAATGGCCGCATGAACGTGGGGCTTCGCTCCCGATTAAGATGCTCGCCGTCGACTCAGGCTTCAACACTCAGCACGTTTACAACTGGGCCAGAAAGCATCCGATAACGAGAGTAATGGCGATCAAGGGGATTGATTCGGCAAGCATTCTCTTGGGTCAGCCGAGTGCGGTCGATGTCACGGTCCGGGGCCGTAAAGTGAAGCGCGGATTTCGCGTCTGGCCAGTTGGGGTAAGTATTGCGAAATCAGAACTGTATTCGTGGCTGAGGCTTGATTCCCCGTCTGAGGGGGAGGCCTACCCGCCGGGGTATTGTCACCTTCCGGAGTATGGAGAGGAATACTTTCAACAGATCACCGCCGAAGAACTTGTCACTAAAATCGTCCGCGGATTCCGAAAATACGAGTGGGTTAAAACGAGAGATCGAAACGAAGCCCTTGACGCACGTGTCTACTCCCGGGCGGCGGCCGCTGCCGTCGGATTGGATCGGTTCAGCGAAGCACAATGGGATGAACTTTCCGACGAGATTGGCAGGGTTGAATCTGCAGAGCAAGACCAACCGGAAGAACCGGAGAACGACCCGAACGAACGCCCATTCTGGTAGCCAAAAAAAGCGTTTGGTCGAAAATCCCGTTCGCCCTCAGTGTGTACCTAAACGCACGAGGACGAATGGCATCCTTTTCCACTGAACAACTCGAAAAGCTCGAAGAGGCGATTGCTCAAGGAGCTCTCCGGGTGAAATACGCAGACAAAGAAGTTCAGTACCGCTCCCTCGATGAGATGTTTCGGATTCGAGAAATGATGCGCCAGAGTTTGGGGCTGACCGGAGACGGATCCGCGGGCCGTGTTTATCCGACAATTTCGAAGGATTTGGAATGAACT